TCAACGGCAGAGCATCCGACTGTTAATCGGACGGTTACTGGTTCGAATCCAGTCGCGGGAGCCACGATCAGCCCGTGCAGATTCTGCGCGGGCTTCATCATTATCGCGTGGTGTCACCAGATCAGCGACTGTCACACCAAACAGGTCAGCCAAGGCAGCTAGCTCGCTCAATTGCCACGCTCGTCTACCGTGCCATTTCTTAGACACAGTTGCCTGGTTAATCCCTAGTGCACTAGCTAGGTCTTGCTGCCTTAGCTGCATGTAGGCAGCGTTCGCTCGCACGTTGGCAGATGCGATCTCATCGATAGTTGTGGTCTCTGGTGCGATAGTTTCAACGCTCATGTGTCGATTATATGTCATACCGGAATATGTGAGTGCGTAAAGGTAATTCGCAATGACAGCGTGTCGGTCATGAAAAAATGCCGCTGTGGCATTTAGATATGACTATGAGTAATTCTCAGGTAGTCATAACTCGTGCCGTGCTGCAACACATGGCGCATGAGGGACTTTCACAGTCACAGATGGGCAAGCTGATCGGAATGCGTCAGCCAGTACTCTCACGCAAGCTGACAGGATCGCGTCGCTGGATCATTGATGATGTTGACCGGCTGATCGATGCTGGCGTGCCAGTGTCAATTCCTGCCACCGATCTGCTGGATGGTGCCAGACCATGAAGCAGAAAACATCAATTAATTGGCCAGTGCTGGTTAGCCTGGTTAACTGCTTCCTGGCGATGTTGTTCCTGGCACTGTTGCCACCGTTCCATCGCGTCGATCTGTCACTGTGGGCTGCCACGTGGATGTGGCTTATTAGCAGTGGCGCGTGCTATGCGCTGGCTCGATCGCGCCAGGCAGGTGATCGCAGGTGAGCATGACAGTCATCCCAACTAGCTCGGTAGTCCAGCTGGTCTATCAGCTAGGGCAGGTCGAATGGGGACCACTTTCAGCCCCGTGCCTGCGCGGCACGCGCGCGATCCTGGATGCGCTGGCGCGCGCGATGTATGCAGGTAGAAAAGACCTCAAGGGCGAGATAGATATTACTGCTGGCCAGCTGATGCGCACCGCTGGCTATAAGGAGCGCTGGACGCGCCTGGCGCTGCATACGCTGGAAGATTCTGGCGTGATTGTGTGGAAGCGTGGCGGAATACGCGATGGCAAGCCAGAAGCAGGCCTAATCAGGATCGTGAAGCGCGTGCTAGTCCAGTGGATCCAGGACGCGCTGCCTGATGCAACCCGTCGCCAGCGTAAGCGTCACCAGCGCACGATGAAGCGGCTAGAAAAGATCCACCTGAAAAATCTGTCACCGCGTTTACGCAGGTCAGGCCATGCGGCACTGACTGCAAGCCCTCTATCTAACGATAGAGATATAGCGCGGGCACACCGTGCCCCCGCAGCTCACTCTCGCCAATCAAAGGAAAAGAAGATGAAGAAGAAAGCGCCAGCGCTTAATCTTTCGTACCTGCCGATCACATGCAGGCATGGGATCGGTAAACCAGTGTGCTGCCCTGACTGCAGAGCTATTGCAGCAGCGATCGAACGATCAGGATCAGCGCAGATGGAAATGACCTATGAGCCACCAGCACCACCAAGGCCAGCACCACGCATCACTGATTATGAGCGCTACATGCGCACCACGTATCCAGACATCTCACCGCGCTGGTGGATGGACATCGAAGCAAAGGACCCCAGAGCCAGGGAGCTAGCAGCAAATGGACGATGACCAGGAGATCGCAGAATACGCGCGCGCACTGCTCGACACATGCGATGACATTGAGACTGAGCTGCCAGCATCGCCCTATTCGATGAGCGCTGCACAGCTGAGAATTGCTAGCACACTGATCAGCATTCGCAGGCAGGCAGTGATGATCATGCACCTAGCAGGCAGCGAACTATGACGCGCGCATGGTCAGGCCAGCGCATCCAGCGACTGCGCGACATGGTGATCACTGAGTACGGCACTACATGCTGGCTCTGTCATAAGCCGATAGACCTAGCGCTGGCCTACCCTCACCCTGGCAGGATCAGCGTTGATCATGTGATCCCACGCTCGCAAGGCGGCACCGATAGCCTGGCTAACCTCAGGCCTGCTCACCTGCGATGCAATGAGCAAAGGGGAGCGCGCCCACCCCGCGCAATCAGGCGCTCGTACCGATCGCCACTGATCGATCTGACTGGCACTAATCAACCGGATCGGTCGCACACGCTGCCCTCAAAGATCATTTTTTGAATGTCTTTACCTGACCGAAGCCCCGCCCGACCCTCAGCGCCCCCCCTGAAACCCTAGAAAAACGGCGAAAACAGGCCACAAGCACACGAAAAAGGAGAAAAAAACAGTGATCAGCACAGCAACACCACTATTCACTGTCGATTCAGGCAGAAATGCTAATGATGAGCCTGGATCTATTGAGAAATCTGTGCAGTCATCGATCGATGAGCTACGCAGCCAGGGTGTGATCGCAGGAAAATACGCTGCTATCTGTGACACTCTCATCGCTACTGCGCGCGCGGTCGATGCTGGCATGCAAGGTGGACCGCGCGGCATCAGCGTCGCAACATCGAACCTCACGAAGCTGCTGCTAGAGGGCCTGCAGGAGCTGCCAGAGCCACAGACAGGCGTAGATCCCACCTATGATGCGCTAGATGTTCAGATCAAAGCGCTAACCGCTAACGCTCTAGGCGATCACGATGCCTGACGCTAGGCCTGCCTACGCGACCAGGCGCACCCCGAATAACCCGACTTTCGGCGCGCGCGTCGCGATGATCGCTGAAACGCTCATGGGCACCCCGCTGATGCCCTGGCAGCGCCAGGTGGCAGACGTTGCCCTTGAAATTGACCCAGATCGTCCTGGCGCGTGGCGCTATGACGAAATCGTGGTAACTGTTCCCAGGCAGGCAGGAAAAACCGCGCTGATGCGTGCCGTCGCAGTCGACCGGCTCATGGCATACCGCAATCACATCATTATGATGACCGCGCAGACCGGCAAAGATGCCAGGAAGCGCTGGGACCAGATCCTGAAAGCCCTGGAAGTCGACAGGCACCCGTCGATCTTCAAGGCGTATGCGTCGCGCGGCTCAGAGCAGCTGCTCGCAGTCAAAACCGAATCAACCATTAGCCCGTTCGCACCCACCCCTACCGCTGTTCACGGTGATTCACTGCACCTGGTGATGATCGATGAAGCATGGGCACACGATGAGGAATCTGGCCAGGCTCTCACCGCTGCCATAAATCCAACGTTTGCGACGGTGCTCGATTCACAGCTATGGGTAGTTTCTACAAAAGGCACGGCGCGCAGCGCGTATCTTAATAATCTCATTGACCGTGGTCGCCAGGCCGTCGACGATCCAGGATCACACATGGCATATTTTGAATGGTCTGCAGATCCTGACCAGGCGCAAGCAGACCCCTACAGTCGCCAAACTCTCGCATTCCACCCCGCGCTAGGCCACACGCAGTCATATGAAAAACTGCTCGCTATCGGTCGCGATGAATCACTGACCACCTGGAAGCGCTCCTATCTGAACCTCACTGATCCTGGTGGGCAAAAAGCGCCGATAGATCTGGCGCTATGGGATGACCTGGCAAAACCCGCGCAAGCCCCAAGCCCCTCGCAGTGCTCGCTCGCATTCGATGCTGCCCTGGATGGCTCAGCGGCATCGATCGCGATCGCCTGGCGCGATGCTGAAATCACGCACACGGCCATCGCGATGACCCAGCCAGGCGCGCAGTGGCTCACCAGTCAGGTCAGTGCGCTATATGCGCGCGGGTACACCAGGATCAGCGCAGACCCAACGGGACCGACACGCACCATCATCGATGACCTGGCATGCCAGGGCATCCCAGTGAACAAACTGACAACCAGTGATTATTCAGCGGCATGCCAGTGGCTCATCGATAAATCGGGCACAGGTGACCTCGCCCACGACGGCACACCCATGACCCGCACCGCCCTGGAACTCACCGCCACTAGCACGCGCGGCGGCACGCTCATATTCAACGCGGCCAGGTCAATGGGACCGATCGATGCGCTGCGCGCCACAGCTATTGCAGGTCACGACGCAGCGACCAGGCCAGCAGGCCTGCAGATCTTCTAAGGAGCACAAAATGAGGGCAGCGTATCGCGTCACGGTCGACGGCTCAGCAGTGAGTTTCTTGCCGTTGTGCTCATGCGGATGGCGTGACACCCCGCGCACGACACGGCAGGCGGCATGGCTCGCATGCAGGCGGCATGAGGAAAACTGTCACCCCTCTGGCCTGCAAGCAGCGCAAGCGCTCGCTAAGCAGGCCGCGCGTGACGCTGCGACACGCAGGCAGAGCGTGAAACGTCAATAACCTGGCGCACTCTAATGTCATGCGATTACTTGACGCTCTCGGAATCACCCAGACACGCAGCGACACGCCTGACGCAGGTCTGTCATCGCGCGTGCTGCCACCAGAGCGCGCTGCCCACGTCGACGAAAGGGACATCACCGGCCTAGATGCCGTATTCCGTTCGTTGGCATACTTGCAGACCCTGGCTGGCCAGCTCACCATCGATGCCTGGAAAAAAGGCGTGCCGATCCTGACCCCTAGCCTGGTATCACACCCCGACATTGATGCGACGCAGCGCGCCTGGATCATCCAGAATGTCGCGGCGCTCAGTCAGACCGGCAACTGTTTCTGGCTCGTCACCAGGGACACTGCTGGCCAGGTCGCTAACGTCCGCGTCATCGAATCATCTCGCATTACTGTCACTGTCGACCGCCACCACCGGCTGCACTACACGCTCGACGGTCACGATCAGCCAGATGGCACGATCGCGCACCTGCGCTATCTGACCATTGAGGATGAGCCGCTTGGCCTGGGACCGCTCCAGGCTGCTAGGCGCGGCTTAGAGGGAATGGTGAAAGTCAATCAGTATGCAGATGGCCTATTTACGCGCGGCGGCGTGCCGTCCGGCATTCTCTCCACTGATCAGCCCCTCACCCAGGAGCAGGCAGACCAGGCCGCGCGCACCTGGGAAACAAAGCAGCACTTAGGAAAAACTGCAGTGCTTGGCCAGGGATTGACCTATAAGGCCACAGCGATCACGCCGACTGACCTGCAATGGCTCGATTCTCAAAAGTGGAGTGTGACGCGTGTTGCCAGACTGTTCGGCGTGCCCCCGTCGAAGCTGGCAATAGGTATCGATGGCGCATCAATGACCTATCAGAATGTGGAGCAGGCCGCGCTCGATGCGATGCGCGACACGCTCATGGGATATCTCAGCCCGATCGAAGATCAGCTGACAGCGCTGCTGCCACGCGGCCAACACGCAAGATTCAACCTAGATGCCGTGCTCAGGCCAGATACCAAAACACGCTACGAAGCGCACGAAATCGCAGCGCGCACAGGCTTCCTCACGATCAATGAAATTAGGCAGCTAGAGGGACTAGCGCCACTGAACGCACTAGTAGAACAGGCAGCACAATGAGCGACCACCTCACAGGAATACAGCAGCGCACGTTCACGATCACCAGCACGCGCGATGATCAGCTGGAAGAAAAACGCGAATTTACAGCTATAGGCGTGCCCTGGAACACGATCTACGACACAGGTTGGGACTACAGGGAGCGATTCGACGCTGATTCAGTCGATGCTGATGGCGCGATCCTGGTCTACCGGCACGCAGACCCGATCGGACTGATCACCAGCACACGCAGCACAGATGATGGCCTAGAAATCACTGCGCGCATCTCAAAGACCCCGCGCGGCGATGAAGTCTACACACTCATTCGTGATGGCGTGCTGCACTCGATGTCGATCGGCTTCACGCCGATCGCCTACCGGCACGACGACGTAAACGGCGTAGATGTCACCACGATCACCCAGGCCAAAGCTCACGAATTTTCAGTAGTCCCTAACCCCGCATATGAATCAGCCCAAATCACCCAAGTCCGACAGACAAAGGAGCCAGAAATGACCCAGACCACGACCAATGAAATCGATGATCTGCGATCGCACATCGACGATCTGGATCGCAAGATCACAGCCCTGCCCACCCACAACGAGCCACCGGCACCTGACACGCGCTCAGCTGGCGCGATCGTTAAGGCAATCGCAGACGGCGACGATCAGACGATCAGCCAGGTGAATCGCTACATGTCGCGCGCGTTTGACGGCACGAAGATCGAAGCCGATGGCGCATCAGCCACCCCCGTGTGGATCAAAGACCTGACCAGGATCATCGATAATGCGAACCCGCTCGCAGGGCTGTTCTCGACCGCTGCGCTGCCAGCAGAGGGCATGAGCATCGAATACACGCAGCTGAAATCAAACACCATCAGCGTCGCTCAGCAGAAGAATGAGGGTGACCAGCTCGCACTGGGAACAGTAGCCACAGAAACCAAGAACGCGCCGATCTACACATACGGCGGAGCCACCAAACTGTCATTCCAGGCAATCCAGCGCGCACGCACCAACATGGTGGACTTGTCGCTGCGCGCGATGGCAGTGGCAGCAGCCAAGCAAAACGCCAGCGCATTCCATTCGTTCCTGGAAAAGCAGATCTCAGAGCAGGCGAAAAACGCGATTAGCATCACCAAGGCCGCTAGCGCGCTGACCTGGCCTGACCTGCTGGCCATGCTGCTCGACGTGAACAAGGCCTACAACGACCTAGGCCTAGCACTTGATGGCGCGATCGTTGACCGCGCGACGTTCCTGGCTATCGGATCCCTAGAGGGCAAAGACGGCAGGCCGCTCATGGACGTGACCGGCACCGGCTCAAACACTGTGGGCACGATCGACACCCGCGCATTCAAAGGCCAGCTAGGAAACGTCACATTCGTGCCTGACTACGATGCCACCAGCGCGCGCGGCACCTCAATCGCTGGCACTTTCTACAACGCCGAAGCGCTGCGCACCTACACCAGCGGCATCGCGCACCTGCAAGATGAAAACGTGCTGACGCTGACACGCGACATGAGCGTGTACTACTACGCGGCGCACGCTGCTGAGATCCCTGCAGCCCTCGTGCCCCTCAAGCTAGGCGCAGCGTAATGCTCGATCTGATCAGCAGGCTGCGAGAAACCGTCGGAGCTGACCCACAGGCATTGGAAGATGAACTGCAGGCAGTGCTCGATGAAGCCAAAGCGCTCATTAAGCAGCACTGTGGCACAGGCCTGGAAACAGTGCCCACGGTGATCCAGGATCGCGCCACGCTAAAGGTCGCCAGTGAGCTATGGGCCAAGCGCAACGCGATCGGCGGCATCATGGCAGGCTACTCGGATGCAGGTCCCGTGCGCCTGGCGCGTGATCCTATGATCGCGGCCTACCCGCTGCTGCGCCCCTATCTCCACCTGGTGATCGCATGACTAACCCGCTATCTGATGCGCGCACTGACCTGGCAGCGCTCATGCGCACAACCGGCATCACGGTGACCGATCATGAGCCAGACCGGCCAGCGCCCCCACAGATCGTGATCAGGCCATCGACCGACACGTGGATCACAGAAAATGAAACATTCTCATCCACCCTGGATCTGCACATGAGCGTGCTGCTGGTCACCAGGCCAGCAGACAGTAACGCGGCCACGCTCGCATTAGAGGACATGCTGCACAGCGCGATCACAGCGCTACAAGACGATGGCAGATACGTGATCGACCAGATCTCACGCCCGATGACCCTGATCGTCTCGCAGCAGATGGCATTCCCAGCAGTAGAAATCACCCTGACCACCCAGGTCACCATCTAGAAAGGACCCACCAATGGCAACCCAAACCGCCCCCAAGGAATCACCGCGCATCCGCGGCAAAAAACTCGGCTTCAAACTCGGTAATAAAGAGTATTGGCCAGACATGACCAAGGCGGAACTCTCAGCGACCGATTCAGATGACACTGCCACGTTTGGATCCATCCAGGCAGGCGGCACCCCGATGAAGCTGGTGATTGAAGCTATTCAGTCGACCGCTAAGACCTCGCTGTGGCGCTACCTTTTCGAGCACGTCGGGGAAAGCGTCGAATTTATGCTGGCCATTCACGGCAACGAAAAACCGACAGCCGATGAGCCACACATTACTGGTACTTGCGTCATTGAAATGCCCCCAAAGCTCTCGACAGAGGTGAAAAACACGTCCACGTTCGACCTGGAACTGCCAGTGGAAACCTGGCAGATGACTGACAGCGCATCGACCGCATCATGAGCCAGGCATCACTGGTGCGCATGAAAGGCCTACGGCGCACACTGCGCGCGCTGGAAGCTGCAGGCGCATCAGCTGAGGACATGCGCGACCTCATGCACGCTCTAGGCATGATCGTGGTCGATCGTGCTCGACAGCGCGCACCAGTGAGATCTGGAGCGCTCAGCCAATCCATCCGCGCAGGCCGTGGCAAGACTAAGGCCGTGGTGCGTGCAGGCTTCGAATCGCAGCGCCTGCCCTACGCAGCAGTCATTCACTACGGATGGCCACAGCGCAACATTCGCGCAAACCCCTACCTAACAACTGCGCTCGAAGAATCACAGCAGGAAGTGCTCGCAGCATTCACTGAGGGCATCGACCAACTACTGAAAGACAGTGACCTGAAATGAACCTGGATGATCTCACGATCGGTGAAATCGAAACGCTAGAGGACATCACTGGCGCATCGCTCAGCGCCCTGGAAGATGACACGACCCCCAAGGGCAAGACGATCAAAGCGATCGTGTATATCGTGTCGCGTCGCCTGGGAGAGCCTAAATCACTCGAAGAAATCGCAGCCATGCCGATGACCGAAGCGATGACATACATGGAGCACCTGCAGGCAGGTGAGAGCGCAAACCCCGCATAAAGGAGCGCGCCAGGCAGCTGGCGGCATTCTGCCTGGCAACCGGAATCGCTCCAAGCGAATACAAAAACCTCACCGCCAATGAGGTACAGGCATTCATCGAACTACTAGAGGAAAGGAGATAACCAATGGCGCGCCAGCGTGTAATCGTCAGTGTCCTGGCTGACACTGGCAGATTCACCAAGGGGATCAAAGCCACAGTGAGCCAGGTCGAAAAGATCACTAGCAAAATCGCTGGCTTCGGTAAGACTGGCGCGCTCGCTATCGGCGGAATCACCACAGCGATCGGCACTCTAGCAGTCAAAGGCGGCATAGAGCGCTCGATGAAAATGGAGACCGCGCAGAAAAAGCTCGAAGCCCTAGGAGCATCAGCTGCGCAAGTCTCACAGGTCACCAGTGACGCGCTCGCATCAGTCAAAGGGACAGCATTCGGCCTAGATGCTGCTGCCACCGCTGCAGCATCAGCGATGGCAGCGCAAATCAAGCCAGGCAAAGAAATGGAGCGGTACCTGAGCCTGGTCGCTGACACTGCGCAAATAGCTGGCACCAGCATGGAAGAAATGGGCAGCATCTTCGGGAAAGTCGCCACTAATGGCAAGGTGACCACCCAGGAGATGAACCAGCTGGCAGATCGCGGCATCCCGATCTGGGCATACCTAGCAGAACAATACGGCGTGACCACCGAAGAACTGCGCAAGATGGTCACGAATGGCCAGGTAGACCTGGCTGCATTCCAGGATGCGATCGAAAAGCACATAGGCGGATCTGGCAAGATCATGGCGCAGACCACGAAAGGCGCCTATGCGAACATGATGGCAGCCTTGTCCAGGCTAGGCCAGACGGTGGTCGCCCCCGTGTTCCCTCACTTTCGTGAAATCTTCTACGAAGCAAACCAGGCACTCGACGCGCTTAACTCTGCTATTCAGCCCACGTTTGCTGCGATCAGTGACGCTATCGGTCCCAGGATCACTGCAGCGCTCGATGGATCCGGCCAGCGCTTCGCATCCTGGGCACAAACTGCAGCCCAGTCTGCAGGCTCCATGATTGACACGCTGAAATCGAAAATCAGTACCCTGACGCAGTCGCCCCTAGGCCAGGCTGTCAGCAGCCAGTTCTCGCAGATCATTGATTCTATCGGCCCCGTGCTCAGTCAGATCGGCACTGCTCTAGCGCCGATCATCTCTAGCATCGGCGGCGCATTCCAGGCGCTCATGCCTTCAATCTCGCAGATCGCGCCAGTCATCATGCAGGTGGTCAGCGCATTCTCACCCCTGCATCTCGTGGTCCAGGCATTGATGCCGATCCTGCCATCACTCGGCCAGACCCTGGCCACGCTCGCCAGCACGATCGGCACCACCCTGGCATCAGCACTGCCCACCGTTCTGCCTGCCCTGCAGACCCTGGCCACGGCTCTAGGCGACACTCTGGCTAGCGTGCTGCCGATCATCTCAGACCTGCTAGCAGAAATGGCAGGCACACTAGGCGGCACCCTCGCCAGCGCAGCGCAGACAATCCTGCCTACCCTGGCTAACTTGGTCGCAATGCTGGCGCAATCACTCGCACCAGTCCTGCCTGCACTCACCCCGCTGATCAAAGGCGTGGCCACAGTTATCACGTCGCTAGCGTCAGCAGTCGCACCACTAATCCCCGCGCTGCTCGGCGTTGCACAGACCCTGATCGATGCGCTGATGCCGATCCTGCCAGTGATCGGCCAGACACTCGCCACGATCGCACCACTGATCGGCATGCTGCTCGAAGCGCTCGCACCCCTACTGCCAGTCATCACCGACCTGATCCAAAACGCCCTAAACCTGCTGATACCGATCCTCACGCCGATCATCAGCATCATTAGCACCCTGGCACAGATCATCATGCAGGTGCTCACGGTCGCACTGCAGATCATCATGCCGATTCTCACAGGCGTGATCGGCATCTTTACCGGCTTCGCTAACGTGTTATCTGGCCTGGTCACCGGCGCAGTCACACTGGTGTCATCGATCATCACCGGAGCCTGGAACGCGATATCAGGCATCACCACCAGCGCATGGAATGCGATCATTGGCACGATCAGTGGCGTGGCCAGCAGCATCAGCAGCACCGTCAGCGGCTTCGTGTCCAGCGTCATCGGATTCTTTACCGGCCTAGGCTCATCCATACGCAGCACGATCTCATCTGCCATGTCATCCCTGCGATCATCAATCAGCACCGGCGTGAACAGTGCGATCAGGCTCGTCTCGTCCCTGCCATCGCGCGCAGTGAGCGCCCTAGGAAACCTTGGCAGCACACTCTGGAATGCTGGCAGCTCGCTCATTAGCGGATTCATCGACGGCATCAGATCCATGATCGGATCCGTCAAAGACACGCTGAGTAATCTCACATCTAAGCTGACTAGCTGGAAAGGCCCCGCTGAACGCGACCGCAAACTACTAGAGCCAGCAGGCCGCATGGTGATCGGCGGATTCATTCGCGGCCTAGAATCGCGCTACGGTGACGTTCGCAGCTCGCTAGGAGACCTGACCAGCATGGTCAGCGACACGCCAGCGCCAGCACTCGCCCTGGCAGGCACCCAGGGATCACCCGCGCAGCGCCAGACGTACCTAGGCGCGCAGATCAATGTCTACGCGCTCACGCCTACCGCTGAGATCGGTCGCGCAGTCGCTGACGCTCTCGACCAGTACCAAAGGCTGAACGGGAGAACCAGATGATTAATCTGCCACCACCAACAGCCGATGAATGGGAGCTGAAAGGCTCCAAGTGGTCAAGCGGCCAGCAGGTCACACTCACGCCGACCGATGGCATAGCACAGTGCCAGGTCACGAACTTGGCACCAGGGCACCACATCAGCGTGCGCATGACCGTTAACGCGCGGCCACAAGATCGCCAGTGGGTTGCCACGATCGGTCGCAGCGCATTCACTCGCACCGGCACCACCACTGCCACGCTCACAGCAGATCACCAGGTGACTGATGGCACGCTCACCATCACGCTCGCTGGTATCCAGCGCGCCACCATCCAGCAGATCACCCTCACCGATCACACGCGCCTACCAGATCGCCCACACCCCGCCCACGTGCTCAGTCTGCAGGCCTACTATCCACTGCAGGATCTCACCGGCCTGCGCTGGGACACCTCACGCTGGGATCGCGCAGCATGGACAACAGGCAAACCAGCGCCAGGCATTCTGCTATGGGATCGCGGCCAGTGGGACATCGACAGGTGGGATCAGGCACCGACCACGACGGCCTGGCAGGAAATCCTGCCCCCATGCACCGCCCTGGCACTCACGCGCGGCATCACAGCAGACGGACCAATCAAAACCGCGCACGTTGGCACGCTCACCATCACAGCCCCTGACGCTCTCGACCCGCGCGCCACAGGCCTGACCTACGGCACACCTATCAGGCTCATACACTGGCCAACGCGCCAGGCAGTATTCACTGGCATGCTCACCGACATGCAGGTGAAACCGACCCCGCCAGGCACCAGGCACGAATACGTGACCACGCTCATGGCATCTGATCACGTTGCCACGCTCGCATCGATCACGCGCTACGGCGCGCGCTCAGAAAACACCAGCGGCACTGAAACCTGGACCCAGCGCGTCGACCGGCTCATGAAATCAGCGCCAGGCGTGCCCTACCAGATCGGCGCGCGCTCGCACACGCAAATGTGTCCTACCGTCTGGGAAACGTCCCTGGCTAACCATCTCGATGCGCTCGTGGCATCCGTCGGGGGATCCTGGCACGTATCCAGGGACGGCCAGATGATCATCACTAGCGCCTACCCCCAAATGGCTAGCACACTCACCATCACCGATGAGCACGATTCACAGCCAGAAAACGGCACCTGGTCGATGACCGCGCTGGACATCGCCTGGCGCGCATCGGAAACCATCAGCAGTATCACCACCACGAACCACGGCGCAGCTCTGGATCCAGATCGCAATGAATGGCAAGCCGATGACCAGACCATCACCATTAGCGACGGCAGCACTGCTGCTGCCTGGCAGGGTAGTGATGCCACAGTGGACATGACCCTGGCAAGTGGTGTCGCAGATGCGACCAGGCTGTTACTGCGACAAGCGACCGACCTACCCACCCCGCGCCAGATCACCATCCGGCCAGCACACACCACAGGACCAGCACACGCTGGCCAGCTGATGAGCCAGGCAGCAGCCCTTGACCCGCTCACCACGATCACTATCACCATGCGCGGCGAATCCTACCTATGCAGCACAGCGCAAATTAGCCACGACATCACGCCTAAATCATGGCGCACCAAAATCACCCTCACGCCCTACCGATAGGAGAAGAAAATGAAAACGTTTGTGCCTGGCGAAATTGCGCGCGCATCGGACGTAAATAGCAATTTCACAGAAATTCTAAAGAAAATCGACGAACTATCAGGCGAATGGCAGCGCCTCACAGTCTCGAAAGGTTGGGAAACAGTCGCAGGTCATGAACCGCAAGCCAGGATGGTCGCTGGCTTAGTTGTCATAGAGGGAGCTGTCGTAAGGCGCACAGGCGGCTACCTCAATAACCTTGTTACGCTTCCACCGCCAATGCGCCCTAGAAAGACACAATTTATCGGCACATGCATTCCACGTAAAGACAGTGAAAATATAGCGTTTGCCGAACTTTTCACCTCTGCCAACGGTCAAATCTCGATAGACACGTATACGACAGTCGATAGCGGCACTGGCTGGCTGGTCCCTCTCGCTGCAGTGTTCTACCCAGCGTAATTGAGGAATCATGTCATACCGTTACGAAACGAAATACACTGCTAGGTCATTCTCATATGGCAGAGATGGACGAAAGCCTGACCGAATCATCATTCACCACTGGGGGAGCGATGGGCAATCACATGATGGCGTAGTCGCATTCTTTCGAGATACTGCCCTGACCTCTGCCCACTACGTGGCATCTGCAGGCCGCGTTACCTGCCTTGTTGCATGCCGTGACACCGCTTATCACGCAGGTGACTGGTACACCAACACAGTCAGCATCGGCATCGAATGCCACCCCGAAATGACTGCAGGAGACCTGGAAACAGTGGCAGAACTCATCGCAGATATCAGGAAAGCATACGGAAACCTGCCCCTCTACGGTCACAGGGATGTCGTCGCCACAGAATGCCCTGGCAGGTACTACACCAGGCTGGCCTGGCTCGACCACCGCGCGCGCCAAATCCAAGCAGGCCAGATCCTGCCATCACCTAACCGGATCCTCAAGCCAACCTATCCATTTACACCGAAAGGATCACGAAAAATGTTCATGCTCTGCTTGAAAGAGGGACGCACAACGCCACTGTTTGCGATCACGGGGCCTGGCTACTGGCTCGAATTTACTGGCCAAAGTGCTGCTAACAATCTCAACAAACAACTATGCGGTGGCCCATCACTGATATGCACGCGCACATTCTGGGACTACTGCAAGGCAGCAGCCAGCACGTCAAAAAAGGATATGGCCCAATGAGCGACTACCAGCCACGACACATGAAAGACGCTGCACCGCTGATCGGTGCTGATCTCACCCCGCGCAGGCTAGCTTGGCTCACTCCACAGGTCCGCTCATATCTATATGGCATCGTCCTGGCAGTGATCACACTGCTAGGCGGCTACGGCCTGATCACAGATTCTATGCTGCCACTGTGGATCAGCCTGGCCAGCGCGATCCTGGGAACGACAACGGCACTATTACACCGACCGACCAATGAATGACCTGCTAGCATCACTGATCGCATTAGGTGGACTAGGCGGAATCGGCGCGCTGATAACCGGCATCGCGACGTTCATTAAGGCCAGCAGAGTGAAAGACGATACTGCTGAGCTTCGGCCAGACCACGGCAGCAGCATGGCAGACCAAGTGGGTAGGATCGAAAAGCACATGGCAGGCCTGAGCGCCACTGTGAGCGGCCTAGATGCCAGGCTTGATGATATGGCATACAGCGTGCGCTCAGTAGGTCATCAGATCGGTGAAATCAGGCAGGATGCATCGACCCAGCATGCTGATCATGATCGCAGGCTCTCAGCTCTCAGCGATCGTGTCGCACAGGTCGAAAAGCGCAGGCGCTAGGCCTGCGCTGCGCGTGCTGCAGCTAGCATCGGCTCTAAGTCCGGCTGAATATATCGTTTAGTTGTCTCGGGCTTCGCGTGACCTAGCAGCATGCTGACTGCTAGCAGGTCATGAGTACCACGCCAGGCAGTAGTGGCGTAGCGATGGCGCAGCATGTGTGCAGTCACGCCACTTGGCAGGCCGCGTGAAATCAGCTTGCAGACGTGCCCTGGTGTGATGTGGCCATGTTGCCCTGGGAATAGCCAGGAATGGCAGCGCAGCAGAGCCATACGCAGCACCGGATCGAATACTGGCACCTGGCGATCTTTCGACCCCTTACCGTGGACGATCAGCATCTGGCCATCGAAATCGCGGCCATGCACGCGCGCTATCTCGCAGCAGCGCAGGCCACAGTACGCAGCTAGCCTGATCATCAGCTCCAGTCTGGGATCAGCATCCCTGAGCGCATCCCTAATGATCTGATCACCTGCTGGCCTGGCTAGCGCAGCCGGCACCCTCACAGCTAGCAGATGGCCTGCTGGTGATTCTCGCAT